TTCAGACGGACAGATTCTTTGCTGAATCCATTCATCAGAAGATCGCATATTTCGCGCATTGATTTGTCTTGCATACGGTCTGTTGCCTTGCGTACAATCGCTATTCTTTTACATCTGCATTGCATAGTTTCTATCCTTATATCAGGGGGCTTTCCGTTGCTCCGCAGAGAGCGGAGCGAACGGAGTTTGAGCGACTACTTTCAGTGAGCTTGATCATCGCTTCCATGGGGCGGCGTTGGTTTGAGCTTGTTCCGCGGGGGCTGATGGATTGGCAGAAGTTCCCCTTGCCGCATACCCTTTTATCTCGTTTGTGATTTCATCGGTGTCCTCGCGCTTTCTGCATTTGACGGTTATTTCCATAGGAAGATTATGAAGCTCCACGGAATCCTGCGGCGTCATTACATTCACCGCGCGGCAGATGGCCGAGAGTTCGCTCTGGGCAATTTTTACGGCGGTCTGACTTGGGTTGCTAAGGTTCAGCCTTGCCCAGACTTTTCTGCCTTTGTATTCGCCTTCGACAACTTCAAGGGTAAGCTCGAGAAAATACCCGTTCCCTGTTTTGGTCGGTTTCATTTCTGATTCTGTGATGACAGCGATGTACTTGCCAGCCGGAATCGGTTCGAATGCGGTTGCCGGATCTACTTCATGGGCGTTAAAATTCAGTGTTGACATTGTTCTTTTCTCCTCCCCGCAAAGCGGGTTTTATAAGCCACTCCGTGGCTTGGTTTTCTTTTGTTTCTGGGACTATGAATGTTTTACGTTGACGAAATTCTTCTAATTTGCCCTTGTTCCAGTTGGACACGGGACGGAAGTATCCACATACGCATTCGTGAATAAACTTCGCAGTCAAGGCCGCATCGTTTACTCATTTTTAACCACCTCCCTTTTTTGTTTTGGCAATTCTCTCAAAGTTATGTTTGGATAAACTTTTTTGATTTTTCCGGTTTCGGAATCAATCCTTCTCAACTGCATGGCGTATTTTTTTTTGCCACAATAATTATTGAGTTCTCCAAGATCACCCAGAACAGTGGGCCGCCGATGATAAACCTGACTGATGACCTGCCTTGTTTTGCGTTCATAGATTACCCAGCTCCGGCGAATCATTGTTTGACCTCTTTTCCGGTCATGGCGTTTATAAAAGCGTCCCATGAAAGAGGCAGCTCCGATGGAAGGTTGAAGCGATTTTTCGCAATGCACGCCGGCCCACCGAGAGTTCGCAAAATGCGCTCGCCACCGTCCGCTCCAATAGGCGCGGCAATAGTCCGCTCCCGGTTGAATCCGGCGTCTTCTTTCTGCGTCCTGAACTTGCGCGTCGCGAAAAGAACGGCATCCACCCATTCGCTGATCAAAGCGTTTGCATGCTTGTGAAGCCTTGGAGAATAGCGGTCGTAAGCAGAAGATTCAGGGTCTTCAAACTTTTCGACTTTCGAGTGAGCAATAAGAATGCATGCCATGCCTTTTTCGTTGCGAAGCAACTCCAGATAATTGAGGATTTTTCGCCAGTGACTCAAGGCGTGGACGTAGCCTTTGGCGTAACCACCGTCGACTTTTTCGATTGACCGGACGCCATATTCACGGCAGACTTCATCAAAAATAAGCCTTTCCAGCCAGTCAAGAGAGTCGATTATAACTGTCTGAAAATCATGTTCTTCCTGATGCAGCGCTTGAAGCGAGTTCATAACGTCAGTTAGATTTTTTGCCAGCGGAAATTTCTGGCAGTCTATTTCCGAAAGCCCGTCTTCGGTTTGAAGAAACACAGCTTTTGGCGCGGACGCTCCGAAGGTCGACTTTCCTATGCCTTCGCTTCCGTACATCATGATTCGTGGAGGCTTTGCCTCTTTTCCTGATTGGATGTTTTCAAGCAAGTTCATTTCATTTGCTCCTTTTTAAATTGGTTAATTTGTAAAATCACTTCATTCATTTGTTCCTCTGATAGAAAAAAAGCTGTCTCGTGTCTGGAGTTTCCGATTCTCAAGTTGAAGTATTCATCAGGGTCATCAATCGTTGGATAATTGTGATAGAGGCTCATTTCAATTTTATCATTCTCCAGAAAAAAATAGTCGGATTTCATTTTGAGTTTCCTTCCTTTCATTCAATTTTAGTTATTGATAATTCTTACTTCTTCGTAGCCTGTCGGCCAGACATTTTCAGCTCGGCATTTCTTGAGCCTTTCTATTGCTGCTTTATTTTCCATTTCGGCAAAATCCAAGGCTTCGCTGGAAATTCTCCATACGCCGCAACGGAAGGGCTCTTTCTTTTCCACAGCAATGATATGGACGGGGTATTTGATTTTGGACGCTTCGCACAACACAGCCCTGTAAAAGGCAAGTTGATAGACATAAGAAAAACGTCTCGCGTCCGACTCGAACCATGTCAGATCATCGCAGGTTTTAAGGTCGATAAGACCTCTTTCTTCACTGAAGAAGTCCATTCGTATTTGACATGGGATGCCGCAGTATTTAGCGCGGATAACTCCTTCAGCTATTCCTTCTTCAAGAAGCTTTGAGGCTTCGTTGTGAAGCTCCACCGCAATCTGCAATCTGCTGATGAATCCAAAGTCAGCGGGTGAAATAACTTCCTTCTGCTGATCGGCCATCCATTCCTGATATGCGTGGGTGTTTTTGCCGTAGGCCTTCCCGGTTTTTTCATTGATGGGTTCGCCGACAACATATTCAGAGTCGAATGCTTTTCCGCCCTCAAGGATTAGACAGTGCGCCGCCCTGCCGATTGCGTAGGCGGGTTTGTCTTCATCTTTGATTTGCCCGGCTTCTTTTCTACGGAAGAGTTCCGGGCATTTGCGAAAATCACCCAACATGTGGCTGGCGAGAAATTCTCCGCGCTTCGAATGATACACTTCTGCAGATTCTGTAATGATGTAATCTTTTTTGTTCATTTTCATTTTCCTTTTTGTTTGCCCTCTGTCTAATACATACGAAATGATTTTCAAAACGGTCTGACTTTTTCCAAATATTTTTGCAAATTTATTTCAACGCAGAGTTTTCTGAGCGGCTTTATGTGCTTGACATAGAGCGTATACTTGTTTATCCCGTGTTGCTTCGCTATCTGTGCGAGCGACAGTCCATCCATAAGGGCTTCGCAAAATTTTCTCTGTTCTTCGGAAAGCAATCTGAAGAGAGTTTCGATGTCAGCTTTCAAATTTAATTCATGGAACGGGAATGAATATGGAACCTCGACTTTTTTACTTTTTCCCGATTCGGAATTGTTTGAAGACGTATTGTCATCTTCAATTTTTCTTAAATCATCAGCATGGCGGAGTATAACGTTTTTACCTGCATAATATTTCTTTGCAAGGCTCTTCAACCTTGAGCTTATGATCCTATCGCAATAAGTCTCGAACGATGCCCGTTTAGGTTTGTAATTTGGAATTTGGATAATAAGCATCATTCTCAATTCCTGCTCTATGTCTTCTATTTCAAAACTTGAGAATCCATGCTTGCCGGCAAACAACATTGCTTTTAAGTGAACATTTTTTTCTACGCTCTCGGGTATTAAAATTGGGTTCGAATTCATTTTATTCTCCTGGTTTGTGGCCGGGAGGGATTGAGAGAGCGCGCCAAAGAAAAAGCGGAGATGATTGAATTTCGCCATTTCTGACGGCATTCTCAATCACCTCCGCTTTTGCGGCCAGTTAACTGACTAATACCTTTTGGTTTTTTAATTTTTGCTTAATATGCGGGAAGCCGCCCCTTTGCTTAGGCTAGAATCCTCCTTTCACGCATCAGACATGGAATGCCCGCTTGGATTTCCAGCTTGCTGATTTCGCCATCGCTGATTTTAGAGAGATATCTAAAAAAATCAGCAAGAGGCTTTTTTATTTCATAATCCTTGTCTGGCGCGCAATTTGTTTTGGCCTCGCTCTTATCGAACCTAACATCGCGTTCCCAAATTGTATCTGCTGTGAACAACACATTTCCATCGCGTATTTTCAGATTCATAATGCGACCATAGTTCACTTTCTTTATCACCTTGATTAGTTTCTGTCCCTCTTTTGAGATTTCACTTATTTGCATTTGTTCACTCCTTTTAAAAACTTTTTTGTTTGTCTTTAATTTATTTTAAATCGGGACAGCGTGTCCCGCCTGACCGGGACAAAAATTGGGACAGGGAAATTGACTTATTAACGAGGGAAAGATGGGGATTTTAGCCTGGGAAAAGCTCGTTGTTTTTTTTAGCTTTTTTTTACTTGGGACAGGATTTGGGACAAACCGGGACAAGTTGGGACAAAAATTGGGACAGAATAGCGAATGTGATCTGGAATAAAAAAAACGCAAAGGCAAACAATTTCACCTTTGCGTTATATTTTCAGCATCAAGCGCAAAAACTCAATGGATTGTTAGCTGCGCCTTATTCATCTTCCTTTACAGTTTCATCCTCAAGTTTAAAACCGGTAAAAACTCCAAAATCATGGTCAAGAATATCAAGAAATTCCAATGCCAACCCCAGCCCATCGGCTCTTCCGTAATGTTTGAGTTGTTCCTCTTTGGAGCATTTACTATCCGATGAAGCCTGTTCCAATTTTGCTTGAACGCCGCCAAGATCGTTTTTAATATTTATAATCATGCCATGCAGAAATGCTTGGCATTCGCATCTTGTCAGTTGGGAAATGTTATTGTCCTCGTGTCCGTTCCATTTCTTTTGTTTCTGCGAAGCATTTTCATGACTGTGGGATTCCGATCTTTTTATCATCTCTGTGACCTTTTCTTATTTGAGTATAATTTGTGTGGATTTTTAAATAACAAAATCAATATAGTTTTATCCCTTTTTTCTCTATTTTCAAATTCGCGCCAAGAGTTTTGTTTATTTCGGAGATATGATTTTTCATGGGGCCGCGCGCGGCGTTATAAGTCTCGTTTTCTTCTTTCAGGAAGTATTTGCTGTCTTTCCAGCCGCATTTATTCAAAAAATAGTCATGAGGAATGATATTCATATGCTGAAAATCATATATGACACGCATTACGCCTGCGCGTTTTCCGTTGCCGTTTTTGTATAGCTGCCTTGGAGGAGAAGAGTTCAGCGACCAGAATTCCTTTCCATCCTGGAGTTCAAGTGATAGTTCAAATTCTCCGCATGTTTCCGACTTATCTCCTTCCTCTGGCTCATCCTCAGATGCATTTTTTGTTTTCTGTTTTTTCTGTTTTTTAAGAATATCCTTAATTTTCAACTCAAGGGTTTCACCGACGCTGGGAAACGGTTTTCCCATAAAATCATCGGCTCCTCCGCAACGCATTACTTCTGTCACCAGCTTGTGGGTGTCAAGCCCGTGGCTTGTTATTACAATAACAGGGATCTCACGCCCGCTTGCGCGGATAACCTCAAGGGTGTTCTTTCCGTTTTGTATTCTGCTTGGTTTACCGTAGCAAAATGGAATTTCAAGATCCAGCAGAATATATG